CTGCGTTCTCCACGCCTCTCTTTACACCGAAAATAGTTTTTTAACACTTACGTACGATGAAACAAAAAAGGACTACCATAATGAGCTCGAATACAAAGACATCCAAGACTTCAAAAAGAGACTTCGACGCCACTGCGAATATCATCACGAGAAACGCGTCCAAATCTTCAACGTCCACGAATACGGCAAAAACGGGAAAAAGCACTGGCACCTGGTCGTGTTCAATCACGATTTTCCCGACCGACAAGTGCATACTATCAGAAGCGGAAACACTCTCTATACTTCGGATGTACTTAATACGCTCTGGGTATCGGGTTTCCATACGATAGGTTCGGTTACCGAAGCCTCAGCAATGTACCAGGCTCAGTACATGCAAAAAGACTTAAAGAATGGAAACCTTCACAACAGCAAAAAATCAAACTCCAAACATAGCGGCATAGGCCGCGACTACTTCAACCGCCACTATAAACAAATCTTAACACTTGGGTTCATTCCCTTTGGCGGAAAAAAGGTTCCAATACCTCGTTACTTCATACGCATTGCACACAAGCACTATTCTCACTTCTACGAACCTCATAACTTCTTCGATCATAAGAATCGAAAGAAACTCTACAACCCATTCAAAAACGGCGAAGAAAACAAAGAGATTGCAGATCTCTTTAAAGTCTACCGCGAGCACCGGCGAGCTTTCATCCACGACATCGCCGAGGAATGGGAAAAGGAAATGTCTCAATTCATTTTCAACGACGACAAGCCCGACTTCTTGCTTTCAGGCGAGAACTATATTTACGATTTACGAAACCGTAACAACAACACCAACAAAGACGAGTTCTAAGGAGTCCCATGCATCTACGTACAGACACAAGTTCCAATGCCCACTTCGCTCGAGTCCCGACTATCTCACACAGTCGAAACGCATTCGGCATTACGGAAAAACACGTTACAACTATGCAGTTCGACTATCTTTTCCCTATGTATCATAAATATATCTATCCCGGCGACACGCTCTCAATTACTCAGCGCGCCCTTGCCCGTCTCCAAACCCAGATCACTACTCTCTTCGACGATCTCTATGTCGACGCACACGCATGGTTTGTACCTATGCGCCTTATTCAAACCGACTGGGCTCGGTTCCAATTCAACGCTCAACCTACGGGCCCTTCTCAAGATAACTCTTCACTGACTACACCCAAAATCGATCTCGCAACACTCGGCGCGGGCGGCTTCGCAGCTAAATCGCTTTATGACTATTTCGGTATGCCGACTGCAATCAATACGGCTGCCAGTACCATGCACATCAATAACTATCTAGGACGCGCGTACAACCTCATCTGGAATAATAATTACCGAGATGAGAACCTTCAAAACGCCGTTACAGTCGATCTCGACAACGGCCCAGATCTCGCGTCCGACTATGTCCTTCTTAAACGGGGTAAGCGCCACGACAAATTCACATCCATGCTTACAGCACAACAGAAGGGTACCGCGGTCTCTCTGCCGCTTGGTACTTCTGCGCCCGTTATCACTTCCGGCGCGAATATCGTACTTTCTATGGGAGCTTCAGGCGACCGCACGATCGTCGGCAATACTACTACTGCTATGAACTTTAACGCCGCTACGGCCGTATCTACTGCTAAGTTCTCTACTACCACGGGCGCTTCCGGTCTTATTGCCGATCTTACTAACGCCACCTCTGCAACCGTGAACCAGCTCCGTCAATCTGTAGCTGTTCAACATCTACTCGAGGCCGACGCTCGCGGTGGTACCCGCGACGTCGAATCGATTCAACACCGCTGGGGCGTCACTGTCCCTGATTTCCGTCTTCAACGCCCTGAGTATCTCGGGGGCACCACTTGGTCTTTCGACGGTCACGTCGTCCCACAGACCTCGGAATCAGGCACCACACCGCAAGCGAATCTTACGCAATTCTCTCAGTCCATGTCTTCGTTCTCTATTAACCATTCGTTCGTCGAGCACGGAATCTTTATGATTCTTATCTCTGCTCGCTCTAATATTACCTATCAACAAGGTCTTCAGCGCGAGCTCTCGTATCAGACTCGCTATGACTTCTATCAGCCCGAATTTGCTAATCTCGGCGAAGTCGCTGTTAAAAACAAAGAATGGTATATGCAAGGCACATCAGCCGACGAAGACACCGCTGGCTATCAGGAATACGCTTATGAATTGCGCTACTCTGAGAACCGCGTCTCTGCCGAAATGCGCTCTAACTACGCTACCTCTCTTGACTCGAAACACATGGCTTCAGACTTCGCCACTCTACCGACCCTTTCTGCTGGCTTTATTCAATCCAACACACCCATCAGCCGGAACATCGCTGTCGCTTCTACCGTGGCTGACCCTATTCAGCTGAACATGCTGACCGAAGGTCGCATCGCTCGAACTCTACCGATGTACTCTATTCCTGGCTTGATGAGGCTCTAAATGGGATTCTTCGAAAATCTCGCTGGATCTATTCCCTTCATCGGCCCTGCGTTTCAACAAACGAACGCAGACAACAACCAACGCCAAGCAGACTATGACTCTCGCGTTCAAAGCGATCGCCAGATGGAATTTCAACGTGAAATGTCCAACACCGCACACCAACGCGAGGTCAAAGATCTTCAAGCCGCTGGTCTTAACCCAATTCTATCAGCCGGTGGAAACGGAAGTTCCACTCCGGCTGGCTCTAGTTCTACTTCTTCAGCGGCACCCCAAATCCACATGCCCGACATGCTGGCTTACGGAATCTCGCTCAAGCAGCTCGAACAAACCGATCAGAAACTAGCGATCGACAAAGCAAATTCTGCTTCTGCGATCGCAAAGAATCTCACCGACCAAGATCTTACTAAGGCCAAAACCATTCTTTCGCAGAAAGGAATGCTTAAGGCCGAACTCGAAGGCACAGCCGCCGATATTATCCACAAATTGATCAAATCTATGATCAAGGACGTCAAAACTCCTGCGATCAAAGGTGATCGCAAAGACACACTGAACCAACAATATCAACAAATGGGGATGCCATGAAAAATCAGAGAGAAGAAATAGTTTTCGAAGGAAAACTTAACGTCGTAAACGAAGTTTACACAAAGAGGCCCAACGGGACTCTCAGAATTCAAACGGACTACACTGCGTGTCCAACGCTAGCCGAACAGCACACTGCTCACTTGTCCGACCTTAATTATCTTATACAAAAGTACAGACCTGATGAGCTCGGCGCGTACATCGCAGCCCGCTCAGCACGTCAACAAGAGATAATCGGTCACGATTTCTCGCAAGAGCCCAATCTTCAAGAGGCTCGTAACATCACTTACCAACTCAGACAAAACTTCGAGGCTCTGCCCGACGAAATCAAAAATAACTTCAGAAACCACGTCGAATTTCTCAAATTCATCGACAATCCTGCTAACCAGGAAAAAATGCTCAAACTTGGTCTCATGACAAAAAAAGAGATCGCTGCAAACACCACTAGCGAAATGACGGAAGCGAAGCTTGCGGAGCGCCCGGAAGAAAGCGAAAGTGTGAAGCGATCTTCTGACGAGACCAAGAAAAAATCTTAATCTAAAACCTCGACGAGGCCCTTCGGGGCCTCGTGAGGAAGCGCGCCGTAGGCGCGCAATCCCCGGGCCCTTCCCCGGGCTTATCTGCCTGCCGGTACTCCGGCCGGCAACGACAGCAAAGCTGTCGGAATCTTAATCTCCCGTGACACTACGTCACGGGCCCTCGTGGAGTGTACTCACGCGAACAGGGGAGCCGGAGGCGACTTCCCCCTGTCCCCTAGGGACAACACATCACATCAACAGACACAAAATCCTTTACAACCTGCCTCATCTTCTTCAAAAGTGAGGAAACGAAAAAACGGCAATCGACGCCGTCAACAAAAAAAAGAGGACACAAAATGTTCGGCTCAAAAAAAAATGAAGAGGCTCCAGACTCAGAATACTTCACCATTTACGACACCAAGGTAGGAACCTATAGGGAGCCTATCCTTGCCATCAATCGCCACGACATGCTTAGGAGCCTTACCACCATGTACACTGACCCTAAGGCACATCGTGATCAATACGTCCTCAACGCTGAGGACTTCCAACTCTTCAAAATAGGCGAGTTCTCAAAAAAAACCGGTGAACTCACCGGTTGCAAACCGGAACACATCGCGAACCTGCACGATATTAAAGCAGCTGTCGCACGGTCGCAACCTCACTCGCCACCAGCCCTGGGCATTGCCTCTACTTGATTAATACAATGCCCACTGACACAATTTCTGTAACGGAGGCATAAAATGAAGAGGTACCCAGTCAATAAAGCTAGAGACCGCAAGGTCTTTAAGAAAACGTCAACACCGCACAAATCCAACTCCACAGTTGGTTCAGTAATGCGCGGTGGTATTCGCAAATAAACCATCAGCCGGGTCGAAGACGGCCCGGCTTTCTCCATAGGACACTATGTCTAAATGTATGGACCCCATATTATGTTACGACGACGGAAAGACACGGAAATTTCGTCACTTCTCTCTCTCATCCGGATACTTCCGGCTCATCCACAACAAAGTCTTTAACTGCGGCAAATGCATCTTCTGCCGCCAACGTAACGCTAGAGAGCTTGCTATGCGCTGCGTTCTCCACGCCTCTCTTTACACCGAAAATAGTTTTTTAACACTTACGTACGATGAAACAAAAAAGGACTACCATAATGAGCTCGAATACAAAGACATCCAAGACTTCAAAAAGAGA